TCACGGCGAGCATTTCGTTGTGTACTGGCGAGGCCGTGTTGCCTCATCTAACGCAAGCGGGGCGGTGGTGTCAGTCGAGTGCGAGTCGGTTTTCACTTCGATGCGCCGCCCCGGATTGAGGGCGCGGTATCAGCGGGCGTGCAGGCACAACCTGTACTCGCCTGGGTGCGGCGTGGACCGCGAGGCGGTAAAGGTCGAGGGCGAGGCGACGGTGGTGCAGGGGAATGCGGTGGTGGTTCCCGCAGCCGCAGACTTCGCCGCAGGCTACTTCGTCGGCGGGTATATCAAGATCGGCGACGCCACGCGTTTTATCGTTGACCACGCGGGCGCTGCGATAACGCTAATGCGACCGCTGGCCGCGCTCACCGCTGCCGAGCTGCCGGTCGCCATAACGCTTTACCCAGGCTGCGACAAGTCGCGCGAAACCTGCAACACCAAGTTCAGCAACTTGGAAAATTTCGGCGGCTTTCCTTGGATTCCGCTGAAAAACCCGTTTGGCGGTTCGTCACTCATTTGAAAAAGGCGCGAAATCATGTGGTGGTACCTTGCTGTCTTTGTGGCCGCGCTTGTGCTGTCTTACGCGCTGATTCCGAAACCGCAGATTCCCCCGCCAGCAATCGGAGAAATCAAAGCGCCCACCGCCGAAGAAGGCCGGGAGATTCCTGTCCTGTTTGGCACGCGGGAAATCAATAGCCTCAACGTCGTGTGGTACGGCGACGTTCGGATTGTTGCGCTCAAATCAAGCGGCGGCAAGAAATGATGGTTCGCATGGAACATTTGCGGCGTCTGAAATTCTGTTCACGCGGTGCGCGGGAGTTCTGCCAGCAGCACGGACTTGATTGGTCGCGCTTGGTCCGCGAGGGCTTGCCTGTGGAAGAAGTCGCGGCAACGGGTGACGCGATGGCGCTGATGCTGGTCGAGGTGGCGCGTGAGCAGTAAGAACGATGAAGTTACAGTTGGCTACAAATACTACGTCGGAATGCACCAAGCACTTTGCCACGGGCCTGTTGATAAGGCCGTGCGTCTGCGTGTGGACGAGCGCACCGCGTGGGAGGGCAACGCAACAGGACGAATCGACGTAGAGGCGGAAAACCTGTTCGGCGGTGAGGACCGGGAAGGCGGGGTGCAGGGGGCAGTGGATTTCCTGACGGGCGCGCCGACGCAAGGGGTCAATGACTATCTCGCCGCAAAGCTGCCGAACGGGCTAGTCCCTGCGTTTCGGGGCGTGTGCGCGGCAGTCGTGCGACAAGTTTACGTCGGACTGAATCCGTATCTGAAACCGTGGGCTTGGAAAGTGCAGCGCATTTTATCGCGCAGCAATGGCGAGGAACAGTGGGAACCGTTGTTAGCTCCGGTAACCCCGCGTGTTATTGGTCGCGATGCAAGCATCTACATCGCGTTCGACGTTTCCGGCAGCATGGACGGCACAAGGCTGACCATCCTGAAACAGTCACTTGTGGAGTCGTTAAATCTAATACGGCCTTATGCGACCGGATCGAATGGACTCAACGTCATGCTGTGCGCGTGGTCGGAGTCTGCAACCACGATCCGCCGCGACGATGTAACGTCGGCAGACATTGACGACTTTATTGTTTTTGTAAACGAGCAAACCGCACAAACAGAAACCAACTTCGAGGCGGCAGTAACGCCCGCTCTGGAGTTCTTTGCGCCAACTGCGGGCCGTAAAAATGTATTGATCTTCCTGACAGACGGCGATCCGGTGCCGATAGAGACTGCGGGTGCTGCGCAAACGGCGATTGCTGATTTCATCGATCAGAACAGCGGCATCTACAGCATTGCAAACAACAATGAGGTGTACGTTTACGGGATTAACATTGAACTCTCAAACGTAACTTACACCAGCCTGCTCGACAACACGCCAGAAGACGGCGTGCCGATCATCGACGGCGACGATGCCTCCGCACTTACAGATGCAATAGCGACCGCGCTTTTTAATAGCTTTTCCTACGCGGACATGAACCCGGCGCACATCATCCGCGAGTGCCTGACCGATCCAGTGTGGGGCATGGGATACGCGGAAGCGGACATTGATGACGGCGCTTTTTTGCAGTCGGCCTATACGCTAAAAGCCGAAGGCATGGGCATCAGCATGTTGTGGGATCGGCAGGTTCCGATCCAGGATTTTATNGCATATCGACGGCGCGCTTTATGTGGATCGCTTCACCGGCAAATTCGTGCTGCGGTTGGTGCGTGATGACTATGATCCAGACGCCTTGCCGGTGCTGAATGAGTCGAACATCGAAAGAGTCGAGGACTACCGGCAACCGGCTGTTGCGGAACTGGTGAACAGCGTCACGATCCAGCACTGGGACAGCCAACACGATGTCGAGGCCAGCATCACGTTGCAAGACCCCGCCCTTGCAGAGGTGCAGGGCGGAACAATCAACACCACGATCCAATACCCTGGATTCACCTACGCCGATCTGGCGTCCAGAGTCGCGGGCAGGGACTTGCGCGCCTTATCGACGCCGCTGATCTCCTGCACGATCACCGCCACAAGAGAAGCAGCAGACCTGAACATCGGCGATGCGTTCAAATTGTCTTGGCCTGACTTTGGCGCGCAGGAAGTGATTATGCGCGTGAACACGATTGCGGTTGGCGATGGCCGCGACAACCGCGTTCGTATTCAAGCGGCGCAAGACGTTTTTGCCACCCCCGCGCTTGCCATTACTGCGCCGCCGACCGTCGAATGGGACAGTCCACAGCAACCGCCAGCGCCGGTGCCGTATCAGGCCGCGTTCGAAATGCCGTATTTGGAGGCTGTGCAGCGTCTTGGTCAGACTGCGGTGGATGATGGTCTGTCAGACCCGGAGCAGGGCTTTCTCTGCGCGGCTGCGGTGCGGCCAACCAGCGCAACGATTAATGCCGATGTCTACGTGGACGCGGGGGCGGGCTATGAAAAAGTTGCAAAGCTCGACTTTTGCCCGTCAGCGGTTGCCGAAAGTATTGACCAGCTAGAAACGACTTTTGACATCTCCGCAGGCGTTGACCTCGATTTAGTCGAGCTTGGCACATGGGTGCAATGTGATTCGGAAATTATGGTGGTCGAGGCCCTTACCGACACCAGCATCACGGTCAAACGCGGCGCGCTGGACACGGTGCCTGCCGTGCATGACACAGGTGCGCGGCTGCTGTTCTGGGACGCGCTGAGTATCAACGCGCTGCGGCTTTTTCTGGATGGTGAGTCTTGCAATGTAAAGCTGCTACCCGTGACCGGCGGCGGCGTGCTGCCGATTGCGTCGGCCACCGCCTCAAGCGTGACGTTTGCAAGCCGCGCGATAAGACCCTATCCACCGGGCCGGGTCAAAATCAATGACGAGTATTTTCCGACCGATGCGCAAATCGGCGACCTTGTGGTGACCTGGGCACATCGAAACCGGCGGCAGCAAACTGCCGGAACGCTTCTCGGTTTCATGGACGCAGGCGTTACGCCTGAAAGCGGGACGACCTATCGGGTTTTCGTCACGGATGAGGCGGGCGATACGGTCTACGACGAAACCGGACTCAGCGGCACTACACACACGATCCCCGAAGCAGGTTTGCCGGATGGATTGTTTTGCCGCGTTCGCGTCGCAGCCGAGCGGGACGGCTACGCCTCTATGCAATCGCACAACATCCGCGTCAACCTCGACGCGGTGCTGGGCGACTCTCTGGCTTTTGTACTGGATGACACTACCGCCGCGCCTGATGGCGACGACTTGAACTTTACGCTTTGAGGATTCCGAATGCCGACAATTCTGCCGGGAGATATTGTTGTTGGAGACAGCACGACGATGGGGGTGCATTTTTGCAGCCCGAGCGGCGCGGACCAGTTGGAGAACTTGCTGCTGAACTCACAGACAGCACTTCAATCCACGCGAACAGACGTTGTGCTGACACCAGACCGCAGTCTGGCTTTCGTCGCATTAAGCGTCACGCCTTTCATTGCAAAAATTGACGTTGCCGCCGGAACGCGCGCGGCGAATCCGACTAACCTCCCAGCGGGCGCGGCCAATAGGGTGGCAATTTCTCCCGATGGCGCAGAGATCGCCGTTGGTCACGCCACGACGCCTTACTTTACCCGCTACAACGCCAGCGACATGACTGTGGTGGCGTCTCCTGACATTGTTCCCACAGGCACAGGGTGGGGAGCCGGATACTCGCCGAACGGGACTTGGCTTGCGGTGGGTCATCAGACTTCGCCTTTTGTTTCGCTCTATGACCGCGCAACGAATACCAAATTGTCGAACCCCGGCACGCTACCGCCTACGACCGTCACTCGCGCGGTATTTTCGCCAGACTCAAGCAAGCTCGCCTGCGTGTGTGAAAACACCTCGCCAAGAATCCGCATCTACAACACCTCGGATTGGTCCGCCGTTTCGTTAAGTGCCACGCTTGGCTCTGCCGCTTTTTATGAAGCCGCGTGGTCGCCGGATGGCGGGAAGCTGGCGGTCGGTTCTTCAAGCGGGAGTGCGTCTACCGCGTTCTACGTCTACGACACCTCGACATGGACATTCATAACTCTGCCCTCGCTGACCGGCTACAAGCTGGGCCGAGTTCGTGCAATGCAATGGTTTGGGAGCGACGTTCTGATGGTTGTCATGGACTCGACACCCGCGAACGCGCTCATCATCGACATAGCAAATACCACGATTCTTCGCGAGGTGGATACAGGGGTTAGCGTTCTGAGCGGTGCGTACGTAGCCCCAGGGGGTTCTTTCAGGCGCATTGCCGGGACTGTGTTTGATGGCGAGAGCGACCCGAACCCGCTTGAGCGAAATGTCAGAGCTTATGACCGTGCGACCGGCAAGCTGATCGGATCGGCGGAATCGAATGCGTCTGGCGATTTCGAGATGTTCGTTTTCCACGGTCGCACAGCAAGCGTGCAGGCCGTTGGCACAACGGAAAACTCGCAGTTGATCGATTCTGTAATTCCTATTCCGGTCTGAAAGATTCTAAATGTCCATTCAAAACGAAGTGGCGGGTGTCCCTGTGTGGGTGAACTTTTGGTTATCGGCGGCTCGTGGGCCGTCTCATTTTTACAGCCTTTAGCGTTGATCGTCACGATTGGATGGGGGTCTCTGCAAATTTACAGTTGGATCGTCAACAAAAAGTGGAGGCGTGAATGACCCTAGAAGATCGTCTTCAAGGCATGGTCGGAAACATTATTGAAGAAGTCTGGGTTGAAAACGGCACCATCTACCAACTTCTCTCGGATGGCAGGACGATATTCATTGAAGGCCAAAAAGGTTTGTACATAGGCGAGGCTTATGAAGAAGAAACTGTCAGACATTGACGTTCTTGGGAAACCTTACAAGTTCGAGTACATCAAGCACACGGCTATCGGTTCTGAAGACTACGGGGCCTGTGACTTTGCGCGGCAAGTTATCTCTATCGCCGCAGGCATCGCGTTTGAGTTGGAGCAGGACACCGCAATCCATGAAGTGTTCCACGTTATTGATTACACCGCAGACCTGAAGCTGACAGAACGGCAGGTAACGGTTCTTGCGTCTTTGTTCCTGACGGTTTTGAAGACCAATCCCAACTTCGCGGATTACATCACCCGATGAGAGCCAAAGTCACCGACGAACAAGTAATCGCTGCTTACAAAGACCTCCAATCGACGACCCAAGTGGCAAAGCTGTTCGGCATGGCTAAAGACGCAGTCAGACGACGAGCAAGAAGGATCGAGGTAAAGCGAAACATCGTTCTGCCCGTGTTCGATACCCGCCCCGCATACAACGTCGCACAGATCGACCAGAAGGCCATAGCGCAGTACAGCATCAAAGACGGCACCATTGTTATAGGGTCAGACGCGCATATCTGGCCCGGTCCCTTGACCACGATGCAACGAGCTTTCCTGTGGTTTGCCAAGAAGCACAAGCCGGATTGCATCGTAGTGAACGGGGATATGTTCGACGGAGCGGGAATCTCAAGATTCCCCTCGATAGGCTGGGAAAAGAAACCGTCAGTCCAGCAGGAACTGGAGGCGGTTCAAGACTACTTAGGCGAACTGTTGAAGGCGTCGCCTAATAGCAAGCGGTTCTGGCCTTTCGGAAACCACGATGCGCGCCTGGAGTCGAGACTTGCCGCTGTGGCACCTGAATACGCTGGCGTACAGGGCGTTCATTTGAAGGATCACATTCCCGGCTGGACCCCTTGCTGGCGGGTGGATGTTAACGATGACGTAGTAATAAAACATCGGTGGGCATCCGGCCTACATGCTGTTTATCAAAACGCCCTCAAGTCCGGAAAGACGATGGTGACAGGCCATCTGCATAGCTTGAAGGTAAGCCCGTGGACAGATTATCTGGGCACGCGCTGGGGTATAGATACGGGCACGCTTGCCGAACCATACAGCGAACAGTTTATGAATTACACCGAAGGTTCGCCCGTTAATTGGGTAAGCGGTTTTGCGATTTTGACATTCAAGAATGGCCGACTGCTTTGGCCGGAACTAGCAGTCAAATACGACGATGAACATTTCGAGTTCAGAGGGGAGATTCATCGTGTATGACGGTATAATGTCGGGACAACAGGTGCTACCAACACCTGTCATCCCTAACCATGCACCTGATAAGGAGGTGACGATGGCTGTCAAGAAGTGTACCAGATGCGGCATTACTAAGCCGCTCCCGGAATTTGCCTTGTGCCGTGGCGTGCCTAGGGCGCGCTGCAAGCCTTGCCATTCGCAAGACGCTGTGGCGTGGGCAAAGAAAAATCCAGAGAGATACAAAGCGCGCCTGAAGTCTTGGTACTTAATTAATTGTCAGCCCGCGTTCATGGGGCCGCCACTTCCTGAGTGGGTTAAGAAAAAGCGCAAACAAATTGCCAACGCCAAATGGCGCGCAGAGAACGCTGACAGGTTCGATGCCATGCGCAAAGCGTGGTCGGCTAAGAATCCAACTCGGATGCTTGCCACATGCAGGAAGCGCCAAGCGCGACTTCTGCAAGCAATGCCAGCTTGGGCAAACGAGTTCTTTATCCAAGAAATCTACGACCTGCGGAAGCGTCGTGAGGATGTGCTTGGGATCAAGTTCGACGTTGACCACATCGTGCCGCTACAGGGGAAGAACGTCTGCGGCCTGCATGTCGAATACAACCTGCGCATCATCCCGCGAACAGAGAACCGCAGGAAACACAACAGGCACGAAGTTTAATGGGGCGGCGTCCGAGCGACAACGTCGTGTACGGATAGGGCTAAAAGCCTTGCCGCCCCACCTTATCGCAACGCCTGACGATAACGCCAACATTTGACAACCAACTCGCAACACTTAACGACTATTGGATAGGAAAAGTCATGGCGCTCTGGATGATTGTGATTATCACCGTTCTCTATGCGCTGTCTGCCATTGACCTTGCGTTTATCAGTGGCAGTTGGCCGATGGGACTGGTCTTTGGGGGTTACGCGTTAGCCAATATCGGCTTAATTGTGATGATGCTGCCGACAAAATGAACATCAGACTTGTTATCGGTTTGGCGTTGATCTGGTTGGGGGTGATGGCTTTCCATCCGCAAGCGAGGGGGGC